TTTACGAGCGCAGCCGTATTGAACCTACTTTTGCTGACAATCAGCCTTATGCGCTTCACGACCGGTATCAGGTGACTGTGATTTACAGAAATCCTGACAGCGAGATCCCAAGCAAGATCGCGCTTCTTCCGATGTGCAGCCATGAACGCCACTATACCAAAGAAAACCTGAACCATGATGTGTTCAACCTATATTTCTAACCTTACAAGGAGGAAACAGCTATGAAGATCAAATGGGATGAAGTCGGCAAGCGTCTGTATGAGACCGGCGTCGACCACGGCGTCCTGTTCCCGATGGGCGAGGACAATGCATACGGCAAAGGTGTGCCCTGGTACGGCCTGAGCGCCGTTAACGAGAGCCCCTCCGGCGGCGAGCCTAATGCCGTATGGGCGGACAACATCAAGTACCTGAACCTGATGAGTGCCGAGGATTTCGGCGCCACCATCGAGGCTTACACCTATCCCGATGAGTTCGAGGCCTGCAACGGCTGCGCTGAGATCGCCCCGGGTGTCACAATCGCCCAGCAGGATCGCAAGATGTTCGGCTTCTGCTATCGCACGCTGATCGGCAACGATACGGT